ACAGCGACAGCAGGTGACTCAGTTCCTCTAGCACCACGTCTACCAGGCGCAACTGCATTGTCAGCAACAACTGTATCTCCTCTAACAGTCGTAGCTCGTATGGCTCGTAAGATGGACACAGAGAATGTTGACTCACGTGGACGTTGGATCGTTGTTGACCCAGTATTCATTGAAATGCTAAAAGATGAAGATTCACGTCTTCTAAATGCAGACTTCGGTGGATCAGGCTTGATGAATGGTTTGGTTATGAACAACCTACACGGCTTCCGTGTTTATGTTTCAAACAACCTACCAGCAAAAGGCACTGGCGCAGGTACTTCTGGTACTACAGCACAGAACGACAACTACGGTGTTATCGTTGCAGGTCAGGAAGAAGCAGTAGCTTCAGCGGAACAGATCAACAAAGTTGAGAACTACCGTGACCCTGATTCATTCGCAGACATCGTTCGTGGTATGCACTTGTATGGACGTAAGATTCTACGCCCAGAAGCGCTTATCACAACACGTTACAACGCTGCGTAGTAAGTGACACAATCTGTAGGGCTGGCTACATGCTGGCCCTATAGTACTTCTAATAGTAGGATAACTCTATGGCTACTTACATTTCACTAGTAAATGAGCTACTGCGTAGACTTAACGAGGTCACACTTGACATTGCTGGTGATGGCTTTGACTCAGTGCGTAACGTTCAAGCACTAGCTAAGGATGCAGTAAACAGTAGCGTTAGACTTATTCTGCAGGACGGTCAAGAATGGCCTTTCCTTAAAACTACATATACACAGACTCTTACAGTAGGTACACGTGAGTATAGCTTTCCCTCAGACTACTCAAGTGCAGACTGGGACACATTCTATCTTAAGAAGTTAAGCTCTGTAGGCAATAGCCCAATGAACTTGAGAGCTATGTCTTATGAGGAATACATTCAAAGCTTCCGTGCAGCTGATGATGAAGGTGACACAGTAAACGGCGATGGTGCTCCTGTACGTATTTATCAAACTCTAGGTGAGTCTTTTGGTGTTACACCTACACCTAATGCTGCGTATGAAATCGAGTACACTTACTGGTCTTACCCTGCAGATCTAAGCTTGTATGATGATGTGTGTATTATACCTGATCGCTTCAAGCATGTAGTTGTTGATGGTGCAATGATGTTTATGATGCGCTTCCGTAGTAATGAACAAAGTGCCGCTATGCATCAAAAGAACTTTGAAGACGGTATTAAGTCTATGCGTCGAGTATTGATGGATGATCCGCTGTCTGTGCGCTCTACTGTAGTTTCACGGTCAAGAACAAGCTCTTTTAATGGCGGTGTCTAATGGCTGACAATCTAGCCTCATTTAAAGTATTCTGCCAAGGCGGTCTTAACACTAGTCGTGATGTGTTATCACAAGGTGAGACTCAGCCTGGTTCAGCTATCTCTTTGATTAACTATGAGCCTGCTGTTACTGGTGGTTACAGAAAGATCAATGGCTTTAGTAACGACTACGGTACAGTATCAGGTACAGGTAATGTCTTAGGTGTATGTGTAGCTAATGGTATTAACGATGGCATTCTAGCTTGCCGTACACCTTCTAGTGGTTCTAACTATTTACATTACTGGGATACAGCTACTGAAGCTTGGGTTGCAGTAACTACTTCTGGTTCACCTACAATGACTGGTGTGACAAAGGTACGTTTTACTAAGTACAACTGGGGTAGTTCTAAGATACTTCTTACTGATGCTATCAACCCTGCAGCTACATATGATGGTACAACTTATACTCAGATTACACACGCAGATGCACCCAGCGCACCTAAGTTCTCACACGTATATAAAAACCATATGTTCTTAGCAGGTGATCCTAGTGAGAACACGAATCTTTATTTTAGTGCACCTTACGATGAGACTAGCTTTGCTCCTGCTGATGGTGCTGGTGTTATTAACGTAGGCTTTCCTGTTGTAGCTATCAAATCTTTCCGTGATGTGTTGTATATCTTTGGTACTAACAATATCCGTAAGCTTGTTGGCGATAACATCTCTAACTTTGTACTACAAGAAGTTACAGATGATCTAGGGTGTATGGCTTCAGATAGTGTAATTGAGATAGGTGGTGACCTACTCTTTTTATCACAAGATGGTCTACGTCCTATCAGTGGTACAGATAAGATTGGTGACGTTAACCTAGAGACAGTATCAAAAGACATTCAGTCTATCTTTACTGACATTGTGTTTGATATTGACCTAGAAAGTCTTAACGCAGTAGTCATTAGGCAGAAAACACAGTTCCGTTATTTCTTTGGTGCAGCAGACTCTCAAGGTATTATTGGTGGGTTTAGACAGACACCTAACGGACTACAGTTTGAATATAGCCAGATGCTAGGTATTACAGCTACTTGTGCTGACAGTGGTTATATAGGACAAAACGAATTTATTATACACGGTGATTCCGCAGGTAAAGTTCATAGGCAAGAACGTGGCAATGACTTTGATGGAGATGACATCTTTAGTGTTTTTCAAACACCGTTCTTTCATATGCAAGACCCAGAGCAACGTAAAATCTTTTACACTGTAGCTACATATCTACGGGCTGAGGGTGATAACGAGATTGTTATGTCAGTTTTGTATGACTATGAAGATGTTGACACATTAAGCCCTACAAACTTCACATTAACAACAGAAGGTGCTGCTGCTTATTATAATGAAGCTTTGTATGATAGCACAGCAATCTTTGATGGTAACCCTGCTCCTGTTAAACGTACAAACATATCAGGTTCAGGTAAGTCAGCATCATTTAAATTCGTAACTAACGATTCCAATGCGTCACATAGTATTCAAGGTCTAGTGGTTACATTTGGGGTAGGAGACAGGTTATAAAATGGCAGGTTATTCAAGACAGTCCGTAGCTGACATTATCGCTAATGCGGTTATCAAAGCTGCACCAGTAAACGCAGAATATAATGCGATACGGGATGCCTTTGCTTTCTCAGGAGGACATAAACACGATGGTAGTTCTACAGAAGGTGCTTACGTACCTCTGATTGCTGATGTCGATGCTCTCAACAAAGTAGTAGTAGACACATCAAATAACCGTATTAGTTTTTACTCTGAAGTCTCTGGTGCTGCAGTTGAGCAGGTACGTATTCAAGACGGTGCTATTGTTCCTGTAACGGATAACGATGTTGACCTTGGTACATCAGGACTAAAGTTTAAGAACTTATATGTAGACGGTATTGGTGAGATTGGTTCTGTAACTATCCTTGGCGGTACTATTGATAATACTGTTATTGGCGGCACTACCCCTGCTGCTGCTGACTTCACTACAATGGATGCATCTGGTAATGCTACTGTTGGTGGTACACTTGGTGTAACTGGTAACACTACAGTCGGTGGTACTCTAGGTGTTACTGGTGTAACTACACTAGGCACAGCTAACATTACATCTGCTGACTTAGACTCAGGTGCTATTGACAATACCACTATTGGTGCTGCTACACCTGCTGCTGGTACATTCACAACTCTTACAGCTAACACAAGTCTTACTGCTGCTACTGCTGACATTAACGGTGGTACACTAGACGATGTGATTATTGGTGGAACTACATCTGCTGCAGCTACAGTAACTGATCTAACAGCAACTGGTACATCTACACTTACCACTGTAGACATCAACGGAGGTGCTATTGATGGTGCTACTATTGGTGCTTCTAGTGCTGCTGCTGGTAGCTTTACAACTGTATCGACATCTGGACAAGCTACACTGGCGACTGCTGATATTAATGGAGGTACTATTGACGGTACTACTATTGGTACAACAACTCCAGCAGCTATCACAGGCACGACAGTTACAGCAGCTTCTTTTGTAGGCCCAGTAACAGGCAACGTAACTGGTAATGTCACAGGTAACGTAACTGGTGATTTGACTGGTGACGTAACTGGTAACATTACATCAACTGGTTCATCTAGCTTCAACAACGTGACTATCGACGGTACGTTGAACATGAATGCTGGTACTACAGCTACCATCACTAACCTTACATCACCTACTAATACAAACGATGCAGCAACTAAGGGTTACGTAGATACGTCTATTTCTAACTTAGTTGACTCTGCACCTGGGACACTAGATACACTAAACGAACTAGCTGCTGCTCTAGGTGATGATCCTAACTTCTCCACAACTATTACTAATAGCATAGCAACCAAGCTACCACTAGCAGGTGGTACAATGACTGGTGCTATTGCTATGTCTACTAATAAGATTACTGGCTTAGGTGATCCTACAGCAGCACAAGATGCTATGACTAAAGCATATGCTGATGCTACTTACCTAGCATTGTCAGGTGGCACTATGACTGGTGCTATCGACATGGGTAGCCAGAAGATCACTACTACATACACACCTACGAATGCTGCTGACCTGACTACTAAGACATACGTAGATGGTATTCTAGGTTCAGCTACTTCTGCTGCTGCTAGTGCTGCTGCCGCTGCTACATCTGAGTCTAATGCTGCAACCAGTGAGACTAATGCGGCTACTTCAGCAAGTAATGCAGCTACAAGTGAGTCTAATACGGCGACACTGTATGATAACTTTGATGATCGTTACTTAGGTGCTAAAGCATCTGCTCCTGCACTAGACAATGATGGTGATGCACTTGTACTTGGTGCATTATACTTTAATACGACTGTAGACATTATGTATGTCTATGGTAGCTCTGGATGGCAGTCTGCTGGTTCTGCAGTTAATGGTACATCAGATCGTGTTACTTACACTGCTACTTCAGGTCAGACAGTCTTTGCTGCTACCTACGATACAGGTTATGTAGACGTATATTTGAACGGTGTTAAGCTACTAGCTGGCACTGACTTCACAGCAACTAACGGCACAAGCATTACGCTTGCCTCTGGTGCTGCAGTAAATGACATCGTAGACATTGTAGCTTATGGTACATTCGTACTAGCTGATCACTACAGCAAGTCTCAGTCAGATGCACGTTACGTTGAAGTAGCTGGCGATACTATGACTGGCAATCTGGACATCACGGGTACTTTGACCAGCGATGGGCTGACTGTGGATGGCAATGTTGGGATTAACAACACATCACCTGTAGAAGACCTGCACATCAAAGGCACCAACCCCAGAATTAATGTTGAGGGTGACGGAAGCAGTTACTACCCATCAATTCGTGTGACAGGTGTCAACGGCGGCATTTCGCTTGGTACTTATTACGGCGGTAATATCAGTGGCGAAAATAACATTGTGTTTTTAACAGGTTCGTCAGCAACAGATAGCGGTACAGAACGTATGCGCATCGACAGCAGCGGTAATGTTGGCATTGGGACGAGTTCAACAACTCTAGGCCGCTTAACTGTTATTCAAGATTACGCAACAAATGCAGACACTCTAATTTTAAAATCCCCAGGCGCATCAGGTGGTGGTTCTCAGTCAGGCATTAAGTTTGTACGCAATACAGAT